AACTTTTGTAGGACTAAGCCATTATTAGTGGCTGAGACTATTGCTTGATTAGGCATAATATTTTCCTCCTAAAGAAAATCCTAATTCATTAGACCAGGGGTTGTGTTTGTAAACCCCTCTGTTGTAACTATTTTGGGTAACATTAAAACAAAACATTTTTATAACTGTTTTGAGTACTCACCTTAGTTAGTCTGGGGAGCATCAATAAGACGAACAAAATCGTATCTTATTCACGAAATATTTTCTTTTATTTTAGCCGCCAATAGTATAAGACGCTGAGACCTTCAGGGCGGGCGAAGTATTGCCTGCTTCTGCTGCGGTTGTTACACACCAACTACTAAATCCCGTGCTGAAAGGCATCTCTTGAAAACCAAACTGTACGGTTGTTCGAACGTGTTGACCAGCTACTGAGGCTGCCCTAGCTCTAACAACAAGGTCTGCTGCTGTCGTGCCAACTACTGGAGAGCCAGTGTCAGCCATCTTATAATATACAGCCGTGGTGTTAGGATTGTCAATAGCTATTTGTATTATGCTGCCTGTGGTTGGGCTTGCAATAGTAGTAGCAGAGTTGTTGCAATCTGTATCTCGAACAATAATACTGCCAAAAGGTCCACCTATTTGAGTAATAGCTACAGCCATTTATAAATCCTCCCAGGATATACTTGATTGGAACCAATACTATATAGCTGCCTTATAATAAAAAAGCCCCGCCCGAAGGCGAGGCTGGAGGAAGAGGTGGGATTCGAACCCACGGTACATCGCTGTACAAGGCATTTCTAGTGCCTCACCATCGACCACTCGGACACTCTTCCATGGAGCGGCTACTCAGAATCGAACTGAGGTCATCAGGTTGGAAACCTGAGGTAATAACCATTATACGATAGCCGCTTGTGGTGCCCAAAGCAGGAATTGAACCCGCAACCTTCGGTTTACAAAACCGCTGCTCTGCCAATTGAGCTATTCGGGCGTGGTAGGGGACCAGAGACTCGAACTCTGAACCTATCGATTATGAGTCGATTGCTCTAACCAATTGAGCTAATCCCCCACAGGGTCCTTTCAAATGTTATTATACTCCTTTTCTACAAGTTTCTTAAATGTTTTTTCCATGCCCGGATTTACCAGCCGAGCGTGAGGCATAATGTCGTGCCTGATAATGCTTCTCATAAACTTTCTGTCTGCGTTTGCTGGGTCAGTGAGGAATGGAACTTCCTTCCTAACACACCAGTCTTCCAGCGAACGTTTAGAAGTAGAGATGAATGGTCTAATAACGTTTTTATTATTGTAGGGGATAACTTTACTTTTTCCGTGCATAGAAGAGAACAAATACCACTCTATTACATCGTCTAAGTTATGACCGGAAACAATAGGCATATTGAAACTGTGGAAGAACTTGTATCGCTCATCACGCCAATGTTCTTCGAGCGATTTTTCGGGCGGACAAGAATTATAGTTGATTCCAATAACAAGAGGAATATCTTTTTTATCGCAAAAACTCTTTACAAACCTTTTACACTTCCTGCCAAAGTCTGTACCGTGGTCAAAATAACAAGCCGTCACGTTGTGGTTGTTGCTTAGGAAATCTAAAATAGCCATAGAGTCTGGTCCGCCACTGACAGCGACTCCTACTTCTCTAGGGATTTTTCGTAGAAGCTTTAACACTTTTAGCCTTTTTTGGAATATTAAGTTTTTTCATAATAATCTGCTTAGGAAGAAAGTTCCAACAATAATAACTGCTACTAAATGTAATCTTGTTATTATCTCTGCCATCTGGGGAAACAAACTTCATACGCTTATCAAACATCAGAAGCTGCAAGTCTTTATTTTCGAACAACTGCTTGGGAGCAGAATCGTTGAGCCAAGTGTTTGTCATAATGAGAGCGAACGGTTTGCCGAAGGACAGTGCCCTCTCAAAGAACTTGCGCTTATTAGTAAAAGGAGGATTAGAAATAATTACGTCCCACTCCTCGGGTTCGTATTCAAAAAAATCCTTACCTTCATTGATATGGGAGGATACAACGCTATGTGTTTTAGATATTTGCTTGACAAACTCACTAGTCTTGTCATCGAATGGGCACCACACAACTGCGCCTTCTGGAATGTATTCTAGGATTGGTTCTACTCCGTAGGCAGGAGTATAACACTCATCATTGTTTCCCTGTGTGTACATCAAACCTTTTACTGTCAGACGCTCTTTCTTTTCAATTTCTGTTTCCATTCGTTTTCTCCTTTGGTGACGATACATTTTATCACGCCTTATAGTACTTGTTCACCGTGTTCTTGGATTTCCCCCCAAGTAATATCGGCTGCCAAACGAGGGTCCTTCTTGGATAAAACAGTATCGTATTTGGTTCGTAACTTGCTCAGCAAGATTTCTAAAACTTTCTTACCTGGCATCTTCCAGCTTTCTGCTAGTTTACCATCCTCAAAGCGATTATAATAGTGTTCGGGATACTTGCCAATCTTTTCTGTAACAAGATATTTTTCCTGTTCTTGCCAGGTTTTTTGAACAGAAATGCCAGTATAAGAGCCCTTACAATTATTTCCGGTAGTAGATTTATATTCTACTGGTTGCCCATCTTGGTTAATCCCATCAGCCCCAGCATACATGTGTGGTCCTGGCATTTGATGCCCTAGCGCACACGTTGCATAAATCTCTTTAGCACGAGCATAAGAAAAAGGGTCACCCCAATTATTCTCTTGGCATAAATCCCACATTTGTTTATACAAGTCTTGAAACTTTTGTTCGGGCGTCATATATCCTCCAATAAAAACCCTTTGGCGATTCTGGCAGGATTCGAACCTGCGACCCACGGCTTAGAAGGCCGTTGCTCTATCCAACTGAGCTACAGAACCATTTGGTGCGCTCGGTAGGGTTTGAACCTACGACCCCTGCCGTGTAAAGGCAACGCTCTACCACTGAGCTACAAGCGCATAGTTGAAGAGTTTTCGCCCAAGTACGTCTGGGACTCCTGTGTCCTTTGTATCTGACCCTACAACCCGTTTTCCACACGCAACTCTTCAAAGGTATGTGGTTACTGGAGGTAGGGACGCTGGCTCTTTGTGCTTCCTGCCAAATCGGTCGGGTTTACCCCTAACGCTTATCTTCGCCGGGTGTATTTCTTTTTCATATTATTATCCTACTAAAATCATAACTGAGACAACCAACATTCCTGTTGCAACACCAGCCAAAAACATCAAAGGTTCCATCCAGTTTGTCATCGTAAAGCCCCCTTAGATTCCGTAGACGCCAATGACGTCTTTTGCTTTGTCTTCAAGAATATTTCCACGAGGGAAGTTGCGAGCAGGAGCCTTCCAAGAAGCGGGTTTCCAAATCAAACCGTCTTCTTTGCTAACGAAGAACCAAACGTGTTTGTTGTATTCGCCCTGCTCCTTGAAGACTTTGTAATATTTGCCACCCTCTTTGACTTTGACTTGAGGAACCTCAAGATTGGAAAACTTAGACTCGTAATGCTCGCTGAGCATTGCAACACAGTCGCCAATAAAATCTTGAAGGTGAAACTCTACTTCGGGATTTGCGATAGCCATTGCTCTCTCCTTATGTCTTATATTATCACGGACTTGAGAGGTGTCAAGTTTTTTATGAAATCATCTCAAGGTCACGCTGGGAGTAGAAGGGATTGTAGCGGTCTTCGCTACCATCATACTGAACCTTGTAGTTACCGCCGGCTTCGGCTTGGATTACCAAGGCAACCTTGCCTGCCAACTTCCAACGGTTGTTGCGCTTATTATCCTTGAATCGGACTAGCGAGCCAACCGGGTACTTGGGAGGCAGCGGAGCAATCGAGTTGAGTGCTTGCGTAATGTTGTCATAAAAGCAACCGGGGAAGTAGTCCGTGTGAGGGTCGGACTCATCACCTTGGCGCTTGACGTGAGGAGAACTGATTGTCCCATCACTGTTGGTCCAGAATGAAATAAGCTGGTTGGAGCCTTCAAAGTGAACATAGACTTTGACCTGACCATTGTTGTGATAGTCATTCTGTTCAATATTAACCTCACGCTTGACAGCTTTGGCACGATTGCGAATCTTTTTGATAGCAGCTTCACGCTTCATATCTCTCTCCCTTACATTAGTATATTATCACAAGAACAAAGGAAGTCAAGAAAATAATGTATTAAAAACCGCCACATTCTGCTGGGAAGATAAGTTCTTCCTGAGTATCAGAACTGTTAAAAGAAACAGCATCTTTAGGAACCTCATAGAACTCCATATCAATCATGAAGGTTTCTAGGGCATCCTGAATGGTAGGTGCCCAGATTGTAAAGGTTACGCCACGGACTTCAATTTGAAAGCAGTTCATCGCTCTCTCCTTATCTTACTACCTAAGATACCACCGATATACTACTTGTCAACTTTTTTATTTGTTTTTTTGCTACGCATATATCGATATTGTTCCTTCTGCAATTTTTGCAGAGTCAATTTTCTTTTGTCGTTTATCTTCTTCAACAACTCTCGCTGCTTCTCTGCGTGCTTTGAGCGCAGCCACACGATGAGCATCAAAGTTCCACCAGGCAAAAGCAGGGCTAACAGAATACCAACCAGTAGAGTAAGAGTTACCATATATCATAAATACTCTTGCATCTGTAAAATGAAGTCGGCAGGACTTGAGACATTATGATAACGTGCACTTTTCATAGCGATGTCTAAGTCATTTCCATCTGGGCAGATTTTATCTCCAAAAAATACACACTGGTCAGGTGTTTCTGTCATATTTTTAAATGCATAACTCTTATCCCAGCCGTCTCGGGTAATATCAATTGATATTTGACCACCCAGTCTAAACGATAATCCCCACCCTTGAAAATGGTTTCGAAGGTCTGCAACTATCTTCTTTCTTTCTCCACTTTTGTTATCCCATCGGATGTAATCACTTCTTTGTTCGGAGGTGCAGTTTCTTCCGATTATCGAAAAGTTTATTTGGCTTTCTCGCCACTCAACAAAAGTTCCCGTCTTAATTTTAGTATGCGTTTCTGCGGCTGTTTTCAATAAAACGTTTATAATATGATTAAGGTCAGATTCTGAATAAAAATCCTTCATACTGACCTTGTGAATCAATTCTGGCTCAATTGCTTTAGTTTCATCATCCATATCTAAATTGCAGTTATATACCTTAGTGCCATTGCAAGCGTATACGGTATCAAAAAGTTCCAATAATAGATTAAAAGGAATCTGTTCTTCTATCTTTGCCATATCAGAACCAGTAACCAAATGAAGCTTGATAGATTTAGGAATTTGTCGTAAACACGAAACAACCTCCGGAGTTATAAGTTGCCGAGGGTCAGTAAGAGTACCGTCCATATCAAACAAAAGTGCTGAGGGTTTGAACTTCATATAAATAATCCTCCTTTGAGTTTCATGTTAAGTTCTTTCATATTTACAGGTTTTAGCATCAAATATCCTGTTACTTCATATTCAAACTCGTTAGTCAAAAAATATCCTTCTTCTTCTCTTGAAGAACTAAGGTGATTATTTTTTGGCAGAAGTAAAATAGTGTAAACAATAATGGGTTGATTGTCTGCGTCTCTTTCGCCATAAAAAGCATCTGTCACAATCCCTAATCTATCTAAACGGTTTGCCCTAATAAAAGTACCAGGCTTCATAGCCTGTGTCGGATAATCTTCCATTTGGTTTTCCATTTTAGTATATTACCACCAATTTTTTATCCGTCAAGAAAATATTTCGAAGTCTAGTATTTTTATGTCCCGTGATAAGTTATAACGTGTGTTTGAGGTCAAAGATGTAGAAAGATACTTTTTATTACCATCACATAGTATGGTCCCAACGTTACTAGCCTCATCAGCTTCTTCGGCTTTGACAATAGCCCCAAAAACGTTTGCTCCCGATGATATTCCTACTGACAAGCCTAACTTGTTGATTTGTCTTGCAATATTTATAGCATCCGCATCGTTTACCCGTAAAATAGGGCTAAGTGCTTGTAAATCCACAATATTTGGTATAAAACTGTCTCCAATGCCTTCAATTTGGTGTTTTCCGTCCTCATTGGACACAGGTAGTATGGGAAAAGCCTTAAAATCATTATTTTTTTGCGAAAAGTAATGATAAAAGCCCATAATAGTTCCCCCGGTGCCCATTCCAGTGATAAAGGCGTTCAAAATACCTAATTTGTGTTTTATTAGTGCTTTTTCAAGCTCCGGAGCGGTTGAATTGACGTGAGCCATCACATTCCAAGTATTGTTAAACTGTTTTGGTCCAAAATAGCGATTTTTTTTACTTTTTTTGTCAGCTAACTCAATACATTTTGAAAAACCACCTTTTTTGGCGCTTATTTCATATAATTTGGCACCATAGAACTTTAAGAGCCGTTTTCTTTCACTAGAAAGCCAACTTGGCATATAGATTTGTACTGGATGTCCTAAGAACGCCCCCATTGCCGCAAAAGCAATCCCTGTATTGCCGGATGTAGCCTCTACAATCGTATCACCAGACTTTAGATGCTCTATTCTATAAGCATTCTCTAAAATTTGTAGTGCCATTCGGTCTTTAATGCTTCCAGAGAAGTTACCGGCTTCATATTTTGCTAATATCTGAACATCTTTGCCGTCTATGTTACAATATAACTTAATTACGGGAGTGTTTCCCACGAGTTGTCGCAGGACCACCAGTTTTTTCTCTATCTCAATCATTTGTCCGGCTAACTATCACGCCATAAGTTATTGGCAGCAAATTTAATAACTTCTTCAGCCGAGTTTTCATTATATCCATATTCTTTTATAAGCGTACTTACCATTTCGTTGTACTTGCCTTGTTGTTTTTTATCTCTGCTTTTAGATTTGGTTACAATACGAGAAATCTGTTTTACTGAAGAAGTTAACTTAGACTCAATGGCTTCTTTCAGAGGTGCATAAGATTGCCAATTGACTTTTTCCCCTCGTCTAAGTTTAGAAAACATAAAGGCAGTAATATCAACTCGGAAATTTTCTCTGGCAGTTCCAGTTATGCCAATCTGTTCCTCTATTGAAGCCATAAAGGATTCGTCTGGATGGATTTCTTCGTTAGTAACGCTATCCTTAACTGTTGACATATTCACATATGCCTCTGCATGGTCAAGATAATTGTTGAACAAAGCCTCTGCTTGTTCATCGTAGGCTGAAACAAAAGCCTTTGTTATCTCTTTCTCCAGAATATTGAGGTATTCTTCATGAAGTGTTTTTCCTAAGAAGTCTAAAAACCTATTTCTGTCGTCTTCTACAACGATTTGGTCTTTTACTTGTTTTATTAGAGCATCTCGAATCGATATGGGAGTCACCATATTTTTTTCGCTGTCTGATAGTGCTGCATCAATAGCCTTCATAATAAAGCGAGTAGATATTCCGGTCATTCCTTCATCCCTAGCTTCATCTCGAAGGTCGTTAATGTCAATCTTTTTAACAGTGCCCTTCTCTATAACATCTTTTCCATCATATAGTTTCATCTTAGTCAGAGGGTCAACCTTATTAGAGGGGTGAAGCCGACTCAGTACAGCAAACATTGCAGCCACTTCTAAGGTGTGGGGAGCAACGTGCCCATCAAAGTCTGAAAGTCCTAAGAGTTTATTGTAAATTTTCATCTCTTGTGATACTTCAAGACTGTAAGGAACATTAACCCTAACGATGCGGTCAAGAATAGCTTCATTCGTATTTTCTGATTTGAATTTATTCCACTCTGCTTCATTACAGTGTGCCAAAATGACACCATCAAAGTAAATCATCGGACCCTTACCAGGGGAGGGAACTGCCTTCTCTTGGGTGGCTGTAATCATTGTATGAAGGAACTCAATCTCATTCTTGAACACCTCAACAAACTCAACAATACCACGATTACCAACATTGAAGGCACCATTTAACGACAGAACTCGTGGGTCGTCCTCTGAGTACATATCTAACTTAGAAATATCCTCACTTCCAATTAAAATCGTTACGTCTTGACTATTAGCATCCATTGGTGGAACTACGCCAACACCACGCCGACCACGAACAGAGAAAGATGACTGAGTAATCGGCATAGCGGTGTAATCATTATTATATTCTTCTTGAAGGCGGTAACGACACACCGGGCATAAATCACCTTCTATTCGGATTCCGTATATTTTTTGGAACTCCGCTCGCAGAGAGCGAGGCACCAGATGAAGAGGCTCCTCGTGGATAGGACAACCCTCGATATGATACATTGGTTCACATTCTTCTAAAGCACCTTTGATGTGTTCTAAAAGAGCAGACTTCCCAGCACCGACAGGACCCAACAGAAGTAACACTTGACGACTCTCTTCGCCTTTTAGTGATGCTGAGCGAAGGAATCTCATTATCTTAGCTAATGACCTTTCCATTCCAAAAAACTTACTTTGAAAGTAGTCATAGGTACGCAATTCCTCCCCATTGAATATCTTATTACAACGAGGGTCAGAATCTTCCATACGGGTTATCCCGTGAGAACTAATAATATCGTAGAGGCGTTTGTGAGCGAGTTTAGGAGCATCACTATTGGCTTCTAAAATTTCTAAATACTTTTTTAGTGTACCGTGAAACTTTTCTTCTTTCTTTTGGTCTTGATGTTTTCCAACTAACTTAAGAAATTTATCAGATTTGTTTTTAGTCATTTCAGAACTCCCATTTTTCATCTTCTATAACTGTAGTGAATCTTACCTCACCGTACCACAAGTCGTTAATGTGTTCAAACACTTTGTTTGCCTGTGATAACTCTAGGTCTCTGCCATCGTGCTCATGTTCTAAAACCAGAACCCCTTCGGGGGTTAGCTCTTTGACCATAACAACAGGGACACTATTAAGCCCTACACTTTTAATTAGGTCATCCCTTATGGTTCTCCAGGTATCTTCGGAAGAAACTTCAGTTATTTTATTATAACCCTCCCGATTATGGAAAGAATAGGTAAATAAATTCAGTTCTTTACATAAATCTTCGTTCAGATAGGTTTTGATAAAAGTTTCATCACTATGGGTTTCCCTAACTCGCAAACACTCAGCAAATCCCATATGCTTTTCAATGTATTTGAAAATAGTAAATCCCAAATGATAAGGATTGATACGCCCAAGATGAGGTCTGACCACTTGGTTGTGTAGTCTAATAAAGGACAGAATATATTCGTCAGATAACCCCAAGGCGTGAACTATTTTTTCGTGTATCATACAAGCCCAACCTTCGTTCATAATTTTGGTACACGCCTGAGGTATGAAATAAAGCGATTCTTTTTCTACAATATGAATAAGGTCTCTTTCCCAGTCCTGAAGCATTTTGTTGTGCGTAGCCAGAAACCCTAAAAGATTAGTATCCGGCTCTAAAGGAATTTTATTAATATCAAATTTGTTTGCCCAACGACCAGACTCATCTTCAATCATCAACTTGGTATAATACTTTTTAAGCTCTTTGTGACTTCGGCGTTTTATCCCAGGAGTGCGGGGCACTTGATACTTAATACTGTGGCACGCATCAAGAATTTTTTCAACCTTCTCTACTCCAATATTTGGGTCTTCCATATATTTCTTTACTCGTTTAGCCGCAGCCTTAAATCTATCGATAGCAGTATCTGCGCCTGTTTCTGAAAACATTCTATTGTTCTTGAAGAAGTCACTGTGTCCTACGCAATGAGCCATGGTTAAAATATGGGTAGGCATTGGGTTCTCGGTCATAAGATAGGATATACTGGGGTTTGAATTAATAATCATCTCATAAGGCAATCCGGTCATACCCAGATTATATTCTGTCTGGATTCTATCAAATGATTTTCCATATGACCAGTGACGATAATGAGTAGGGAGACCCGTATAAGCCATATGACCTATCATTTCTTTGTAATCACATATCTCATACTCTATAGGATACCAATCAAGTCCCAAACCCTCTCCCAGAGTACAAATTTTGTTATCCCAGCTTTGAAGCTCTTCCATTGACCAATCTGCCATTATGTCCTACCTCCGAAGAGTTTCTTAAAAGCTTTCCAAATGTCATCATTTTTTTCAAGCCTTATTCTTTTGAAATTCTTATCTTCAATTAATTTTGTCCAGTCCCACAACCTTTTAGATGGTGGAGTTGTTCCGAATAAAGAATACTCATCATAACGATGTAGTTTTCCAATTTCCGTATAACACATTACTTGGTTTATTTCCTTGAGTCTACGGAAAGCCTCCAAGGCGGTTTTATTGTCAATAGACCAGTTATCGCCATCACCACAATAAAATGTATAGATATTCCAATTATTGGGATGATATCTTTTTTCTATTATTTCTTCAACTTTTTCTAAACCGGTTGAAACTAGTGTACCACCATTAGGAACCTGAGTAAAAAATTGCTCCTCGTTGACTTCGTTAGCTTCAGCAGTATGAGAAACAAACACTACGTCAATAGAAGAATACTTGTGGTTAAGAAATTGATACAAAAGAAAAAAGAAACTACGGGCTAGAAACTTTTTAGATTTAGTCATAGAGCCCGATACATCCATTACAAAGAAAACTACAGCAGCGGTATTCTCTTTGATAACTGGGGCTATGTGTTTGTAACGCAAATCGCTTTCGTGAAATGTAAATCTTTCCCCGCTCTCTGGGTCATAAGAACCAGCTTTGATAGCGGCTTTTTTTCTTCTTATCTTTTGTTTAATTGTTTCTTTTTTTGATAATCGAGGACGAATACCATAAGGTCTCTTTCCTTTACGTTTCATTTTTTCTTGGGTCGTAAACTTGAAGTTTTTCTTTTCAAGTTCTGGAAGATTCAAGTCGCTAAACAAATACCCAGCTAACTCTTCTAGAGACATTTCTATTTCGTACATCTCTTCGCCAGGTTTATTGCCTGCCTTGTCTCCATCTCCTTGTTGTTTTTGCGGTTTGCGTCGGTGACCAATACGTTGACCTTTTTTTACATCTTTACCTTGTGCAGAACCAACCTGTTTATTTTTTTCGTTTGAGCCGTAAAGGAATCTATGTTCCTTTATTCCTTTGACGGGAATCCGGATTTTCTTGTTTCCGTTTTGACCGATAATACTTTCTTCGGCTACAACATCTTTGATGCTGTCTTTGATTGCTTCTTCAATCTTTTGACGATGACGGCTTCTATCGCTAGAAGCTCGGTCTGCTATTGTCTTATGTTCTCGGAAAATACTCATAGTAAAATAAGTAGTTTCTTAGAGAAGTTTAGAGAAGGTCTAAATCTGTAAGGGGAACCATTATCGGGTCCCGCTCGCCTTCAACGGCGACCATTGCAAAACCTGGCTCAATTGAGGTTCTATCGATAACTACTTCAATTATCTCACCTTCCATAGGCATACGCACATAGTCAACTTTTTCTCTGCCGCTAGCGGTTGTTTTTATAACTTTCTGTAAAGTGTTCCAGCCAACTCTGGCTCCTTCTTTGCCTATGAAATCTCTTTCCATTCCAATGGCTTCTTCGAGTTCTTCTTTTATCAATTGCCTCAATAGGTCTTTGGTTACTTTCATTTTTTATCCGCCACTGTTTTAGCACCCTTTGCAAAAGCTGCCTGGCGCACTGTTTTTGTATCATATTCATCGGTATTTGCTAGAACTTTTTTAGCAAACTCTTGAGCACTCATCCCACGCTTCTTAGCCTTAGCAGTAAAGACACCTTCTGTGCCTTTCTTTTCTATTTCTTCACCAGCCTTAGAGAATGAGTCATCAGCTTCGGTCATTTGCCTAATCTGCTCCTGAACCATTTCTCTAAGTTGTGTTCGTGTGATTTTCATTTATTCGTTTCCGTGGTTTTGTTTGTAAACCTGATTTAAATAGGCTTCAAAATCTTTTAGTGTCTTTTTCTTTGTGCTCCGCATAAGTGATGCGAGCATCTCTAGGGTCTTACGAGCTTTTGGATTAGAACTTACATTATGAAGGCTATTATCAATACTTCTATAGTAACGACCGGCAGGAGTAGGTCTGCCTTGTGTCAGTGCTCTAAATATTTCAGCAGCCTCTCGCTTACGTTCAGATTCTTCTTTATATCCAACTTTGTCTTTCACGTTGGCTCCTTCAAATCGCTCTTTACCAGCTAGGATATCTTGGGCAGCCTGAACATACAGGAATACTTCGTCCTCCCCAAACTCTGCTCCTTTTCTGCTCGTATAGACAGACGCTTGGTCACGAGGTTCATTAACCGTGACACCAGACTTTTCTACTTCTTCCATAAACGCAGCCAAGCTTGTAAGCGCCTTCTTCTTTCCAACCTCAACAAAGGGAAAGGTTTGTTTATCAATGTGGATGTAGTAAGGGATGTTTCTTTGTTCCGCTATAGCGACGCCATCTCTAAGACCTTTCATCGTATATGCTTCTATGGAACTGCCTGCTTTTCTTTTTGGCTCGTCATCAAACATTCCTTTCTCAAACCGATACAAAGGAATAGCAAAATGTATTTCGTCAATGTATCTGTCGGCATCCTCGATATAAGGCTCGTCTAAAAGTATTCTGTCTTCTGCTTCAAAGCCTTCTGTCTCGCCAGGGTCAGGGTTGGCTGCTTTCTTAGAAGAACGTTTTGAGGTTGCCCAATAGTCTAGTGGGACCCCTTTATATTTCTGCCCCAAAGCACGACCATCCAATTTGAAGATAACACCCTGTGGGTAGTTTCCTGTGTAAGCATTGGCTGGGGTTCTTGCGGTAGAAAAATAATAAAGTTTACCTTTACCTAATTCAGACTCAACGTCTTTGGTAAATCCGCCGGACGCTAGAAACTTATTATCTTCAAGAATCCTGGCACCCTTTTCAAGTCCGCTAGTATAGTGATAGACGACATCGCTGATGCCTTCTTTCAAGAACTTTCGCCATTGTTCCATTATAAGCTTCATATCTTACATAGTTCCTAAGAATATTACCTTACTGAATCGTAAGGATTACCTGTCAGATTAGCTACACTAATATGAAAAACTCGTTCGGGTTCGGGAGAAGTGTTAGGACTGCCCAGAAGTTCCATTACTTGTTTCACATAGTCTTTATAATCTTCTTGGTTTTCTAACCTTAGAGCCCAAGACTTTTTTCCCATAGATTCTCTTTCCCATACAGCGTCCTCTATAACCACTGGAGGAGGCTCTGGCAAGTCAATATTTTTAATAATCTCTGCAAATGGTTTTAGGATATCCTGGTGAATTAATGTAATATGTAAGTCTTTTTCTGATAAATCAATAGCTTCTTCAGGCAACATTGTTTGCACAGCCTGAACCTGCGATAAAGCTTCGGGAGGAAGACCCATCTTTAATATGCCTGAGTATTTTACATCTTCTTCGGCAAGGAATTTTCGCCAGCTTTCAAGAATCAGTTTCATTTTTCACTAACATCTAATATTTTAATGGGAGTAACTATAAATTCATTCCACAAGGAAGTCTTAAGCTCTCCATTGCAATCGTTCTCTAAATCAGTACAGAGATTGTCCTTGGTGCCAGGATAACCCATCCTATGGAGGTTTACGCATTTTCTTCCGTTACTGACAGAATAAGATTTTACATCGCTGCGAAAACCCGCTCTTACATTTCCTTCAAACTCCATAATCATATTGGATTTGGCTCTAAAGAAATCACGTTGAGCAACAGTATATGCAGAAATGTCAAATGGGTCTCCTGATTCAATAGCTCTTTGGATTCTCTCAACCCCTTCTGGGTGAGTATAGTGATATAAAACTTTTGGGTTATAAATCGAACCATAAATCTGCTCAGTAAAAGCATCATCTATCAACACATAGGGTTCTAAATCTCCCCGAGAATAAAAGTAAGCAAAACGAAGTTCATCCATATTTTCGAAATACTGAGAGAATTCATTCTCTAAAGACCAGAACCTATGATTACTGAAATCTTCTATATGGTCCAAGACATTCTTCTGTGTCAACAAGTCGTAACGACGAACATCAACATTTATCTGGAAGCCGTAAAATTCATCTATTAATGAAGTAAGCTCTCTAGGACCAACGATTTCGCCATGAGAGTGACTAACATAGTGTCCCTCTTTTTGAAACTCTAAGATGCGCTCAACAAATTCTTTCCACTCTGTAAGTGTATGGAACGCACTCTCTGGTTTCACATAGCCATGAACATATACTTTTTTTATTTCTTCATTCAGAAAAGCCCGCCACTCTCGAAGCATTTACTTGTCCCCCGGCGGACCTGAATCTCCAGGTCGGGGTGCTTTCTCTGTAAATGGTGGGGTATTCTTATTACCGCCCGTAGATGCCTTATCAATCATTCGAGAAAAGGAGCGCCGGTAAATCTTCTGTATAGAACCTTCTTTAGCTGCTTCGTTGACTACTCGTCTAACAACTTTTTTTAATTCACTTAGTTTTATTTTCATTTTGAGGAATTTCCTTGATGCGCTTCATAATATCTTCCGTGAACCTTTTTGACCGTTCCACTTCTTTGAGGGATTGTTGAATCTTTTTCCAAACAACAGTTTTCGTAATCATAAAAATCTCCGCCGTAACAATAAATAGTTTTGTTTTTTATTGCGCTCCTTCAAAAAGGGCTTTTATCGGATGGGTAGCTAAAATCTTTTCTCCCTTGGTATAGTAACCAATACTTTCGACCAGATACTGTCTTGCACTTAGAGTGGGAGAGAAATGCACCTTTACCTCGTAGGATGTTCTGTCCGACAAACGAGTCACGGGAAGAATCTGCAAAGTTTGCAGACCGCCAGCCTGCCCTCTAAGTGTGTTGTAATCTAAGTTTAGGGCAGCGAAATGATTGAGCCCACTCGCCGCCGAAATTTTTGCTTGGTTCATACGCCGAATGTTGCCGGCTATCATCGTTTCCATATTGGCGGTAGAAAATAATAACATTGCACTCATACCAATAAGAGCAGCCATTACCAAAACTAGAATGAGCGTCATACCTCTACGGTTCGACATTTATCATTCTATCCCGATGCGGTAGCCGAACCGGCGTTTGGACTTGGATGTGATTATTTCGCAGCATAAGATTATCCTCCACCCAAGCAGCCGTGCGTGCCTTGCATAGATTTCTTGGAACATTGTTGGCAATACATCCCCGCTCTTGCGGCATGACAACCTCACAATAACATCGAACCCTGTTGCGTAACTCCAACTCCGGAGAAAGGGTTACTCCTCGGGGCAGGATTTCATTGGTGCCGGGCACCCACTTAGGGCAAGTAATGTTTTGCATTTGATAGGCTTGATTGAACAAATTGCCAAATACTAGTAAAAACAATGACTTATAAAACATCTTGATTTTTCTCCAAATTTTTTTCTTCTCTAATACCGAAAAAAGCAGCAGCTAAAAGTAATGTTAAACCGAAACTAATAAAAGTCCAAGCCACACCATATATCCCAACCTCTAACAAGATACTAGTCAAATTCATATATCATCACTCTTCCTAGAATGCAGCCGCTCGGCGCAGATAAGGTTTTCCATTCCTAGGACCGTAGCGAAACCCGCCCAAAATAATTTTTCCACGACCCTCGTTGATAACCCGACGCAAGTCGGAAGCGGTAAACGTAGTGCCATAATAATTGTTTGATGTTGGTCGCTGCCAATCTTCTTCAGTCAAAGATGCCAGTGCGACAAAAACGTTGTGCTCATCTTTATCATAGGAAACTAAAATATAATCACCGGGTCGCTTGGAATATTTACCACCACGCCAACCCGTGTCAGTCGAAGTATTTTTGATTTCCATCGTGTGACCGTTTAGAAAGTTTAAATCAGGCTCACGGTCGTTATCAGGCTGCCTAGACTCATAGCCGTGCTCATCGGCAATACACTCAGCGAAAGCTGCCTCTAAAAACGCCCCAAAGAACTCAGAGCGTTGTTTGCTGCTCAGCCTATCCAATACCCGTTGACCAATGGCACTAAAATCTTGACGTGCCTTAGCATGAGCACCCAAAGCAACAGACTCATTGATTACTTCAAGTGAAATATCTTTCAGTGTTGTCATTGGCTGTTCCTCGATTTATTATCTAAAGCAGTATAGCACAGTTTCAAAATCTCGCAAATTTTTTCTTGAAATTTTTTTCACTTGCCGGCAGACTGCACCAAATCAAATTGGTCGTGACTCCACAAATGTGCTTCGCCGTCACCACCGCAGACAACGCCGTAAAAAAATTGTTCACTTTCTACAAGGTCGTCAACCACGAGAACTAAGCTGTCACTGCTGTAACGCTTTCGAAAGTTGGCAGCACGTTGCAGCCACCATGAATCTTCTTTAAACTTTACAAGGTCGCCAATCCTAAAAACCGTTTTCATCTAACCACTCCTCATAATGCTGGCAACGGCTGGCAAAAGTATATAATCTTTCCGTAGCGAACATTACATCAAGTACCAGTATATCGTACATTCCCGGCTCTACATTCATTACCACTCCAAACCTCACGTCGCCCGTGCGGTCGCTGCGGTCATACTCGACAATGAAGTCACCCTTCTGAAACATTATGTACTATGCCCAAACGTTGACAAGACCTCCCCAAGGCTGAGAAGACTCCAAAAGGGTTCCCGCTTTTTTACTGCCTCTGTCTGCTTTTTAATTAAGTATATCGTCATTTACAGTTGACTTTCGTACCATTGAAATCACTTTCACAAAGTCTTCCGGCACCCAGTATCCCTTACCCATAAACAGCACTTTATGTTTACCACATAAACCTACCTCGGCTAGAATACCTATTCCATCTATTTGTCCGCCTACTCTGCCGTAAGAGAACTCTACTAGGTCACCTATTTTCATTATTTTTTCTTCCTGCCTTTGATAGAAGTATTATCTCACGCTGCGTGAAGATGTGATGCTTGCCATTGGCGAACTGAAGCTGGTAATACTGTCCGTATGAATGGTCGGTAGCATCGTGCCCTACATTCTTGATGACGATAGCAGTCTTGCCGCCAAAGTACTTTATGTCGCACTCATCACTGATAACTACTAAGTCACCAACCCCAAGTGTCAATGGACTGTGGGCTCACCGAGCTTCTCATCGATTAGTTCTTGGACATTCATCATGGTCTCGATAGCAATGGCGGCTGTCAAAAGCTCATCATAGCGTTCGTCAGTGATGTCTGGATTGTCTGCATAGACTACGTTATAAAACTCGTGCATTGTGAGCCCTGGGTGATTACCGCAGCGTTGTAAGAACTCTGTAGCTAAGAAAAGGTTCTTGTTCTCTTCATCGATTTCAGGAACGTTGGTTTTGATATTGTTGATATTAAACATTTTTGTTCTCTTTTCTTTTATTGAATTGGATTTTTTTGAGGTCATGCTGATAATACCATTTAGGAGTCTCTTGATTGAACTGGACATAGAACTGCGGTACCGCTCCTTTCTCGTTGTGTTCTTTAATAACTAGTCCAAGACGAGAGGTTAAAGGCTGGTTATTCATCAAACCACCTTTACGCTTTTGAAAAACAATATCTCCTGGTTTTATCATTCTGTTTTCCTAAAACTTAAAATCTAGAAAATTTGGGCATCCGTTTAACACGTCCTTAGGACACCCCCAGGGGGGGTTCCCCACCATGGGACTAACCTTAGGGGAGGGGAGGGGGCTCCCCCCTTATTGTAACACAGCAGTCAATCGCTGTCAAGAGTTATCAAACCAGCTTCCCAAAGCTGGAAAGCCAATCTACCGTAGTGACCTTGCAGTTCTAGGATGAGACGGCTGTCACACAGTTCTTGAAATAGCTGAATGGTTTGCTCTTCAGTTAGTTCTCCACATTCATATGCTGCTATTCTCTCTGTTAGGTTTTGCATTCTTTTATTTCTTTCCCGCAAAATGCGTTAGTCGATTTGGATAACCTTCTCATTGGTTTTGAAGTAGGGACGGCTGGCACCACGCTCATCGGTCATCCACATCCGCTGGGCTTTGCAAGCCTTGGGCTTCGGAGCTTCCATATCCGTCAAGATAATAACGCCGTCAAAATCCCCACGCTTGTTGACATATTCCGTAGGAGCATCAAAGCAGGTACCGCCGCAGCTAACACGTTCAGCAGCTTTGTTCTGTCCTTTCTTCCAGACGTAGACCTTATCCTCAGCCACCTCAGTATCGAAGGGTACTACCGTGAACTCAGCAAACTTAGCGAGCCCGTTGAGTTCTCCGAAGAAGGCTGACAGCATCTCATCATCCACACTACCTGACTGGTCGATAGCGATGGCAATCTTTGCCTGGCGCTGAACCTTCTTGCCGGGATGGATGTAGGCATACCGCTTATTGATACGCTTCACACTAGAGCGACGGCTAGCACGCTGGCTGGTCTTGATGAAGTAGCGAAGCACTTTACGCCAGTCTACTTTACTCTCTAGTCGTTTTAGAATATCTTTCTTTACTTCCCCAGACATTGAGCCCCAGCCCTTGGCAGACTGGCTGGCTTCTTGCGCAGCATCCTTCATGGCTTGCTTGAGTCGCTCTTTAGCCATCTGATTAGCTGCTTGCTGCTCAGGGCTTTGACCAGCGTCATCCCAACCGGAGTGGTCATCAAAGCTGCCAGGCTCTCCACCTTGACCAGGCTGACCATCACCAGGCTCACCCTCACCACCTTCGCCGTCACCGCTCTCAGAGTCTTCATTCTCTGGACGCTCTGGGAAGTTAGCTAAGTACCACTCGGCTGACATCCCTAAGGGCAAGTCTTCGAAAGGACCGACACCTGGCATACAAGCCATCTCAGGCAGTTCGCCAACCAAGTGGCTGTTGATAGCCAGGTCAGCGCAGATGTTCCAGACCTTGAAGTTGACGCCCTCAGGTTTACGGCTGGTGACGTGCTCGAAGATGAGGTGGTAGAACTCATGCTTGAGTACTCCACGCACCTGCTCTTCAGGCAGACTCTCAAAGAACTCTGGATTATAATACATTTCAAACTGTGCAGTCTCAGGACATACCCGGACACCAGCAGTCGGAATGCTGCGGTCAGCACGCTTTTCAATCTTACGGCTCAAAGCCGCAAAGAACGGCTCATCCATAAGCAAGCGGTAAGCGTGTAGTTTCAGGTCAAAACTCACTGTATCTCTCCCTCACTAGTATATTACCACGGTATGGTAGTCTGTCAACTTTTTATTTATTCCCGCTTTTTCAGTATATTAGTTTAGTTCTCCCCTAGTGTAGACAAAACAAAACCCAGCACTAGGCTGGGCTTGTCACCTGAGAGCAGGGTTGAGAGAGAGTTAGGCTCCCAGGATTTTCGAGAGGTGGCTGCCGACAGCGCCGTCATTGGCACCGTGGAACTTCACCACGTTTTCTTGGACACCGGCTTGGGAGATTACGCTCCAGAGCTTCATCGCAGCCTCGCTGGGCAGCGTGACGAAGTATTCCGCCAGATTCTTGACGTGCTCCTCAGAGAACTCTGCTTTGCAAATCTCTTCAGCTTCAAGCTTTTCAATCATTGCGCAGTGCTCGTTGAGAGACATTGCAGCCAGAGCTTCAACTCGCTCCCCGTTGAGGAGTTGCTCAACCGTCACGACCCGCTCGTAGTTCTTGGCGTAGTCGTTGAGAGCGACAGCAGCCTCGAAGCCGACGAAGCTTTGAGCCAGGTTGAACATCATGGGGCTGGCTTCCAGAGCATCAGCCTGCTTGAGCACCTTGTCAAGCCGGTCCCAGCTACGACGGCTGGGGTAACGCTTGTTAGGTTCGATGTCACCGTTGTGCTCAAGGTGAGCCCGGTTCTGGTTGATGAAGTCCCAGATGAGACCGTCAACATTGTTCTTAGCCCAAGCCAACCAGTCTTCAACCGTAGGCTCGATGTCCCAGACTGACCAGCGGTCAAGCTCGGCAGGGTCCATCTCATTGACTTGGTAGTTTTCCCCATGTTCCCCGCCGTTGACGGCAGCGAAGATGATGGTATCAGGATGAAGGTGGTGACCATTCAGCTTTCGGCTGTCGGTCAGTTCGAAAATCCCTTGGCGAACTTCCAAGGTAGCTCGGTCAACCTCATCAAGGAACAAGCAGACAGGCTCTTCGCAAGCTTGTTTGAACCAGTCAGGTGGGTTGAAGCTGGTGCGATTGCCATCGACACTAGGCAGACCAACCAAGTCACCCTCGGTCATCTGGCTAGCCCGACGCTCAACCACTGGCAAGCTGGCATTAGCTGCCAACTGATAAACAACTTGGCTCTTGCCGATACCGTGGCGACCACGGAGAAGAACCGGAAGGCGAGCAGCACTCACTGCTGGTGCTAGGCTCACGAAAGTTTTGAAGTCTACTGACATTGTTGTCTCTCCCTCTCAACTGTATATTATCACGGATAGGGTATGTGTCAACTTTTAAATGCGTTTTTCTTCACTTTTATTTGGGTTTGCCTGCTTTTTATTTCCCCTTGACGTTTGTCCATCATATATGTATTTGAGACACTGAGACAATCAGCACCAAAAGCTGCCAATAGCAGCCAATCCTATAACATCCTGTTTTAGCTTATAAATCTTTACATCTAAACAAAGATAAACAGGCAAAGCAAGAGCTTACAGAACTGTGCATCTTTTGCAGTGTTGTGAGCAAACTATGCAACATTGCTTTGCAACACGTTTTAATACTTCACTTTCTTAGTATCTGTCGAGTCAATATACTCTTCTACTGAACCACTGAACTGGCTGGCACCCTCTAGCAAATCATAAATAGAAACTGTATCAGCTTCCCCTGCATCGCTATGTATCTTGCCAGCAAATATCCTTTGTACTGTAGATGGGTTTACCTTTATAGCCCAGAACTTATTGCTGAACTCTTTAGCTGTTTTTCTTATACTGAGTTTTCCTTTCTGTTCCTTTATCCAGGCAACTTGTTTGTTGGTTAATTTGTAGGTCTTTTGTTTTCTTTTTTTGTTGCGCCTTCGGTTTTGTTCTCGATGCTTAGCTAAAATACACTCCCGACATCTTGGCTGCAAACCATCTTTGGATGCACCGGGAGCGTGCCGATAATACTCTTCAACTGGCAGCACCTCTTTACACTTGGTGCATTGCTTTACCCAGTTGCCATCATCATCATAGTAAGCCGCAGGCATAACTTACAACATTGCCAAACCGTAAACCATTGCCACGATGGACAAGGCAATACTAATAACGGCAAATGCTTCCACTACACTATCCCAATCAATCATCAGAAGTCACTCCGAGGAGGAATATCGTATCTCCAGTGCTGGAGTGTTCTATGTCTGTCCGTTTTCTCATTGAACCAGACAGTCTTTACAAAGTTGTCAGGAGTCTCAGGCATAAACACAACTATTAAATCTAATCTATCATCGTAGTTTGTTCTTACTGCTGCTTTGATAACTTTATTATTTTCTACCTCAATCTCGAACAAGTCTGCCTGTGCCATATCAATAGTAGTGGGTAAGGTTTTAGCTTCCCCATATCTATCGTCTTGTGCGGCTCTCAGTGCGTGTTGAGAATACTTTTTTATTTCATAGGTTCCCTCGGGCAACTTGACGTTGGGGAAGCCAATCTCTTTATGATATAATCCATTCATATTATCTATCCTCTTGTTCCCAGTCTTCTAATTTATCTAGGACGTAATCAAAGAACTTCCACAGCACCCGATGAAGGACCATGCCAGCAGCAAAGGCTACTACAATGGTTGCTACTACATCCAAAAGGTAATCCATATTCTAATCTTCAGATTCTAACAGGACCGCAAAAGCATCTTTAGCATTCTTATCAAGCTCAATACCTGTAACGATTCGGAAAGGGACGTCAACTGGTTCACTAAAAGTGCTCGAATCGATAACAATATCGATATGAGTATCTTGTACATCCATGACTTCTCCAATCAAGTCACCAGGTTCAAACCGCTGTTCTCCGTAGCACTGTATTTCCCTATGATGGGCACCTCTTTGCCTAAAGGTATAGTCGGTGACACCGTTATTAATATGGTATTTGTTTCGACTAAAAGTGCCTGCTCGGCGAGAAGCCAACTTAGGAGTGCCTCGCTTCGCAATGCGGAAATAAGCTCCTCCTCGGTGGAATCCCATAATCAGGGTATTGGACTTCATAGTGACTTTATCACCTTGTTTCATTTACATTTTCCTTTTCTAAAATTCTTCACAATGGATTTCGGCAGGGTCGCAATTAGGTCGTATCCAAAATCCGTTAGGGTCGGGCTCTGTTATAATATAGGAGCGCACTCGGTAATACTCTTGTTGGTCGCCAGCGCTGATAAGTTCTTGGTCTGTCTCTACACCAAACACAAATTTGCATACCTTTACGGCATCTCTCGCTCCTTTGCGGACACCCGCCCCAACGGCTTTAGTGTTCTCACTGTTAGCTAAAAATACTGCTACCTTACAGTAACGGTTAAACTTCGCCATTTCCTCGACATGGGCATTCACTCGCTCACAACACTTGCGCACATCCTCCGGTGAGTTCTTATAGAACTTCATCGAACAACCAGATGCAAACATCAAAAGTAGTAGAACAGATGATACAATGCCTACGGGAGTAATGACGTCAAATAGGTTAATCTTTTTCATTATTATAAACTTCCATATAAGGTGATATATCGCTCAATGGCTTCCACAAGGTCTCGGGTATAAGGTCTAATACGCACAGCGTTATACTCGGCAAACGCTCGCCTCAGGCGGATATCAATTTTTGTGCCCTTTTCCACCACATAGTCGTAACCGGTTACGAGTTCCGGGCAATTAGCCCATTGCGCTGCGGGAACATAAGTGTCTAATAAATTCCTGATGTGAGCCATTGCCTGGGTGCCGTTTGCCGCTGCCGTTCCACCCTCGTGCTCCCACTTGTGTCTCCAGCGAGCATATTCATCCTCCATACCTTCACTCAATAGCTGCCACCGAGGAGGTTTTAGAGGCTCTTCTCCCATACTAACAGCAACGTCGTCCCACATATCATACATATTCTTCAGTTGTGGCTTGCGAAAAATAACATAATGATTGTCTTCGGGAGTCGTGCTCTTGCCTGGGGCGTGGGTTGACAATATCCAAGCTTGTCGGTAATAGAGCCAGGTATCAAAGTTCTTGCCATATCCTTTGTTGCTGTAAAAATAATCTGTCTGATTAGTCCCAACTGACTTAAGTTCAATTCGACAGTCGTGACCATTTACGAGAATATTAGCATCAAACGGTCCATTATTCGGCACTAATTGTCCAGCTTTTGGGTGACACGCAGGCCACACTGGTTGCCTGAGGTCAAACATTTTCCTCTGCAATACTTCTTGTTCTTTTTTTCTCTCGGCTGGAGTTTTCTTCTTTGCACGTGCCACTTTATCTACTCCTTGGTCCTGAACTGGGGAATCCAGCAGCGTCCATTAGTATATCATCAACAGGGTCAGTCTTTAACTTAATATTCTTTTTACATTTCTGTCGCTTGTATTCAAGCTTGGGAACCCATCCCATATAATACATGACTGAACGTAGAACTTTTGGGTCTTGGCGTTTCAACATTTGTACGATTTGGTGAGACTTTCGACGGACCTGACTATGGGTAAGTGGTCTGTTCGCATAGCCATTATGGGTGGTGATATAACTGGCTAAAAGTAAACTAATCACGTTTGCTCCCCGCCAGCAGGAGGATGCCCTTGTTTTGGAACCATTGTCCAATGAGCATCCCCCTGCCTTGGAATACCTTAGCCAGGAAAAATAATATTTTGGCTGTGAATATTCGGGGAGTCATTTATTCCTCTGCATCCTCTGTCAACTCGTCTGTCGTCGCATCTGTGCGACTCAATACCTCGACCTTAAAAGTCAGGGTCTTGCCAGCTAACGGGTGATTAAGGTCCAGGTGGATTTCATCATCTTGAGTTTCGGTCACAATCCCCAGCCAGTTTCTTCCATCCCGAGATTGAAGAGGGATTTTGGCTCCGTCTGATGTGTCAACTTCAGGAGGCAGAACGCCCTTGGACAGCACTGTTTTAGCGTCTGGGTTGCGGTCTCCATAAGCTTGTTCCGGAGTGAGAGTAAAAGTTTTAGTCTCCCCTTGTTCCATTGTGCTCACACTTGATTCAAACGCTGGTAGAAGCTGTCCGTTTCCAAGTGTGACCGTGATGGGTTCATTGCGCTCGTAAGAGCTATCAAATTCTTCGCCGTCCTCCAGTGTTCCCTGATAGTGAAGCGTCAAGGTGGGGGAGTTTGTTGTTGAAATGCTAGTCATTGTCTTCGTTTCCTTTTCCTAGGTAAAATTGTTCGCAAACATTGCGAAAGTTTCCAATGCTATCCCAGATTTGATTATCCAGGTTATCTAATTCATACTCTAAATCGTCGTCGTCGTAATATTTCCCTACTTCTTCTGAGGTCATTGCCCAGATTTCTTTGTTTTGCAGAACATCGCCATCCATAACGGCTACACCTTGCACTACAGTTTCATCTTGCTGAATCGTGCTCATCGTAATAAGTTTATTTTCGAAACATACCGCTCCCAGGCTGGCATTCCTCAGCCACTCAACGGGGCTCTCCCACTTTGTTTCCAAGGTAAGATGAAGTTGTTGTTGTGTAGAGCTATATTCATATTCTTCTAATTCGATGCCCCAGGCAAGTTTCCCCCAATCATCAGCGTCGGGTACAAGCTCTGAGAGCAAGTCGGAGTCGTCCACAGTAAAGGAAAACTCAAAATCTTCCGCTTCCGCTGGTGTTACACTATAGACTGTCACAAAGCTCTTAGTTGCGTCCATCTTCTTCCTCCTTTTCAAACATTTTAAAGCCACCCTCTTCCTCAGAAAGAGGATAGACCACAGACTCTTTGTACAAGTCATGACTATAGGGCTCAACCATCTCAAAAATGGTCTCTCCCCGTTCCCCTACCTCTGTTTGGTGCATTTTGTGCTCCAAGTTGTCCAGAGCTTGCTGCTGCTCTTGGTGACTCTGGGCGTTGTACACGTCCAAAAGTTCCAGTTCTAGTTCCGGAAACTTCTCAGAATCAATCTCAACCGGGGGATACTCTCGAATAACTTCGTACTTTTCAGCCCAGCATAGATGAAGCTTCATGTTATTCCTTTCCAAGGGTCAACTTAACCAGGTCAGCCGCTGCCCCTTTGAGGGTGCGCAAACCTTTGCGGGCACGAGTGCCAGCAGCCTTATTGCCTGATGCGTTTTTGGTGATATCTTCTGTGAGGCTCTCCACAATATTGCGAAGCTCTGCCCACTTCTCTAAAACTTTGTTGTTAGTCATTGTTTTCTCCTTTGCTAACAAGTTTTGGTTAGGTTCTCAAGCCGCTCAAGCGACTTATCATAATATTCTTTATCGAACTCACACCCCAAGAAAGAACGTCCCGTATTGTGGGCAGCAATCATCGTGGAGCCTGACCCGTTGAAACAGTCTAACACAACTTCTCCAGGTTGTGTATGTGCTTTTATAATTCTTTCTAATAAAGCGATAGGTTTCTGGGTGGGGTGCCATCCGGCATACTCTTTGCTGGTAGTGTGGTTGTTCTTAGTCCACACATCAGTAGGAATCTTACCTAGCGCATTAAGTTCTGCTCCCTTGCGCACACTCTTAGCCATCTTGTAAGGTACCCGGATATCGTCCGCATAGAAAGGAAAATCTTTGCCCTTTGAATACATCAAGAGGTCTTCGTGCTTTCGAGGGAACTTCTTCTTTGTTCGTCCGCCCCAATCATACGCCCAGATAATCCAGTTCTGATAAGTTGCATCGGGAATATTATTAAGTACCCCGAGTTTATATTTCAAGAACGTATCAGTCTTGGTGGTGCCCCATACATAAAAACAGCCACCAGGCTTAAGAACTCGGAAGCACTCAGCAGTCCAAGCATGGCACCACTCTAAATAAGCTGTTTCTGAATCCCACTGGTTGTCCCAGGTATCTTTTATAATCTCAAAATAGGGAGGGTCAACGACCACGAGGTCTACAGAAGAATCTTCTAAGGTGTTCAGGTACTCTAAGCAATCTGCGTGCCTTAGTTCACTCTGCATTTTCCCTCACAATCAAATCAACATCAGTAGTGTCGGTGTCCATCTCAATCCACACTCTCGCTCCACAACTCAGTGGTTTGTGCGGACTATAGATGACCCTACCTAATTCTACACCATCTTTTGTTTTGATTATAGCCTCGTGGGCATAATTATTTTCTTTATATGTTTTTACCGTCAAAACTGGCTCATCAGTGCCGTTTTTGGTGTTGCGTTTGATGACGTGCTGGTTAACGTGGATTATCTTTTTCATTTAGCTGCCCCTCCAGTCTGGTAATGCGCTCCTGTTGCTCGATAAGCTCCTGAGCCATCAGGTCACTACGACTTGTAACATCACTAAGTAGTTCGTGCAAAGCCACTAGAGTCGTAGTCAGTTGTTCAAAAATGTGAGAAGTGAAATCGATTTTATCCTGCATCTTAGTAGCCTCGGTACTGGCTGACTTGATTGACAAGCTTATCAATCTCCGGCTGAAGCTCGGGGTCAGCAATGCGGTCACCCTTGTCAGCCCGGTGTCCGTACATATAGACACCCTCAGCTTCGGGGCTGAGGAGCGTAACGTTATCGCCCATCCAGCCGCTGTCCTTGTTGAGGTTGCCACCAACAACACCGCTGACTAGCCCCCAGCTTTCATCCTCGTTCTCGTAGTAGCCGTACCAGCTTTGCTGTTGGATGTTTTGCGGAAGACGCATCAAGCCTTCATCCCCGTTAGGAGCCCGCACTCGAATCATAGGACCCTTGAACCAGCGGTCTAGGTTGCGAGGCAAACCTTGGGGAGTATCGTAACCAGGCTCCGCAACTCGGTCCCAGTCAATGCCGATGACCATGCACATCGTTTGTTCGTAGTCGTTGGCTTTCCAATTCCACTGTCGCTGGCGCATCAAAGCACCAGGCACGATGCCAGCCTTCTTGAGGCACGCAGCCAGAACTCGGTGAGCCAAGCCTCGCATCGCATCGCAATCTTTGCGATGTTGCTTTTTGGCTGGGCAGGTGCGAGCGTTGTGTCCACGCTCACCG